TGCCGGGTGAGCGGAGAACCCCGAGCAAGTATGCGGAAAAAACAAAGGAGGTTTTTAGAAGAAAAAAACAGCCAAAACAGGGGCGAGAAGGTGGAAGACCTTCACGAGATCCACTTCAATTACGAGTGGATTAACAAGGAGAGGGCAAACCTCTTCTATGAGGTCTCTCAATGGGAGAGACTATTTAAGGAGCTCTGCTCCAAATTTGGTGGGAAGGAAATTAGGGCAAATATCTTTGCCTGTGTCCTCCCTTGCAAGGAAGAAATCAAGCAAGCAGTAAAAACTGCCTGCGAGGAGCTTCAGAAGAAGCTCAATTTAGAGGCGAATTAGAAGTTTTATTTTTTATTTAAGGGTATGAAGGCAACTTTTATCCTATGTAAAGATCGGATAGAGTACACAAAGGAGATGACAACAGAGGATAAAGCTCAGCTCTTCGATACCATACTCTACTATAATAACGATCAGCCTATTTGAGAACTCTCTTATGTAGTAAAAGTAGTGTTCTCTAAGATGAAAAATTTCTTTGATGAGCAAAACCAAAAATATGAAGAAAAGATCGTCAAAAGAAATAAAGAAAATGGCGCAAAATGAGGTAGACCACCTAGCAAAAAACCTAAAAAACCCACTGGGTTAAAATGAAACCCAGACAAACCCAAAGAAACCCTTACTGATACTGATAATTCTCTCTCTAACGAGAGAGAAAATAACTCTAACGAGTTATTAGATAATAGTAATAATCCTTTATTCATTCTTAAATATAATACAGAGGCTTGACAAATTGAAAAAATAGAAACAAATATCGTATTATATGGAAAAATGGATTGAGATGTTGAAAAAGTATTAGCAATGATCAAGGGGAATAATGATTGAGCTTTAGACTGAAGTATTCAGTCTAATAGGAATGACGCTAAGAATCTAGCTAAAAAGCTTCAGAAGCTCCCTGCAGTTGAGGAATGAAAGACAAGCTGGGAAATGGTGCTAGCTATGATTCTCTGAGTAATGAAGGACGATAAATATTACTGATCTAAGCTTTCCTCTCCGAAGGAAATCTATGACAACTTTGGGAAGCTTGTTACTCAGTCAAGAATAAAAATTAAAGAAATGCAACAAAAACAGAGTAAAAAATCTGATTGAGTATTTTAATCGATATTCTCACAACGATGAACGAAATCAAAGTATACAAAAAACTCACTCATATTCTCCTCAAGGATGGTCGTGTGCTTACTTCAGAGAAGTCAGCTGAGGATATCTACAACTGGCTCAAGGATAATTCCCACATCATGATTGCAGGAGAGATGCATAGTAAGTACTCAATTCAGAGTGCCTTCCCCGTTGATCTTGATGAGCTAGAGGGGTTTATTCTTGCACAAAGTCCAGAGACTCAGACAAAAATCAGGAATAAAATCAGGCGACTCAAGGATGAACTCGGGAAAGAGATGACACTTGAGTACGCCAGAAACTACGTTAAAGAACATTGCTAAAATTTATTATCTAACGCTTAATGCTTATGAAAACTTCAAAAATCTTAGAAATCCTTGGAGTAAAAGAACGACAAGGAGGACAAATGACAATTTATTATATTACGGTTAAGCTAGAGAATGGCGAGACAATTACTCTAGGAAAAAGAAAAAAAGATGCTCTCGTTGTAGGACAATCCATCACTTATACCGAAGAAGAAACTGCAGATGGAAAGAAAAAATACAAAGAAGTAAGACCATCTTTTAGCAAGGGAGCTGGGATCTCCAACAAACAAATCGCAGCGATTGGAGGGGCGATTATCTCTGCTAGCTGAAAGGGGGATTTCAAGAGCTCAGCTGAAGCAATCCTCAGCCGACTAGAACAATAATTTTATATCATTATTCAGAATTACCATGCAAAAAATACTACGAATTGATATCGAGACAGCACCTGAAGTAAATAGTTCAGAATTCTGATCTTATCCAAAGAAGAGACTTTGGGAGCAGAAAATGCTTAAAGAGCCAATGACAGAAACTATGGAGAAAAGCTATATGGAAAGATCATCACTTTATCCAGAGTTTGCAAAAGTAGTCTGTATCTCCTGCATGATTGAAGGAGAAAACTCAATAAGTATTACTGGAGAAGAAAAAGATATTCTTAGGAAGTTTAATGCTATCCTTGAGGCTAATAATGATGCCGTACTTGGAGGATTTAATATTTTTGGGTTTGATATCCCATTTCTCCGAAAGAGAATGATTATCAATAGTATCAAGCCAAATCTCAAACTCTGTTTAGGAGAAAAGAAACCTCGAGATACTGGTGTTATTGATGTGTTCCTTGAGTGGAAACAAACAAGTTTCTCTTGCTCGCTTGATACTTTGTGTCAGACACTTCTTGGTGAGAGTCCAAAGGCTCACTTTGATGCAAAAAGTGTAGCATACGCTTATTACAATGGAGCTATCGATCAGATCAGCAAATATTGTGAAGGTGATGTAGAATACACAAGACGCTGTTGGAGAAGAATCAAGCTAATAGATATTCATGAAACTGAGGAAGAAAAGAAAGCGGCTTGCTGATTGCCCTTTTAGCGTCGTGCAAGCGAGAGTAGATCGCTTATGCGAGAAATTAAGGAATCCACCTCCTCCAGATATGTCCAAAATAAAAAAGATGTATCCACGGAAGAAGTGGAACGGAAAGACGAGGAGATGGGAAAAAATCTATAAGCCATACCCTCCTCGTGATCCGTACAAAGCACGACAAGATTAGTTTTATCTTTTTTAGACCATACCATGGGAAAGCAGCTATATTGAATCTATTCTCCTGAGGGTGAGATAGTATTTCAGGGGGAATTTGAGACAAAAAAAGATTGCATTAGAGCTTATACTGGAGGCAATCTAATTCAATGGAGAGGAATGCCATCAGAATGATGGAGATGTAAAAAAATACCAAAATCATAATTCAGAATTTTTATCTTTTTTATAGTAAACACCATGAAAACAAACGAAATCCTTAACCAAATCACAAGTCTAGAATTAGACATCGCAAACCTTGATAAGCCTGAATTCAGAGAACTCCACGGACTCTCTGAGGAGGATGTAAAAAATATCAAGGAAGAATTAACTAAGCAAGTTGCAGAAAATAAAGCTGCAGCTGAAGAAAAGATCAACTTTGTCCTTGGACAAAGAAGAAAAAAGCAGTGATATATCGCAGCAAATAACGAAGAGATTCTAGCTCTCCAGCAGAGCAACGAATCCCATCAAGCCGAAATCAGAAAGCTAGATGCTTATCTGATGTATATTCTCTCAGCTCTTGGATCTGATGCGAAACATAAGGTATCAGTGCAAAACGGAGTGATCTATCTAGGGACTAAGAGAGCAAAAACCGTAATTGATGAGGACAAGCTTCCTCACGAGATGTTCAGACTTAAGAACTTTGTCCTTGCTCTTGATCCTGTGGCGGACCAAGAGAAACTCAAGGCAATTATGAGTCAAAATATCAAAGCTTCTGTTTCCATTGATGTCGCTTCGTTATCAAAAGAAGAAGAGGCGAAATTGCTTGAAATTGGAGTTCCTGAAGAACTCCTTGAGCACAAAAAGGAAAAAAGGACTCAAGAAGAGATCAAGGAGCGATACAACTCCATTGATAAGAAGGAGAAGGAAAGATACGCTGGAGTTATCACAGTTATTGATAACGAAAAGGAACTGAAGATTAACTAGTTTTATCTTATTCTATTTCGATGAACACTAAAACAATCCATATCCTAGTGGCTAGCATCTATCTGCTGGTCATGGGATTCGGCATTCTGGTAGGTCAGAACATAAAACCAGAACAAAAATCTGACTCCCAAGAGCCGGCTACCTGAGATTATATAATCCTCAATAGTGGGGAAACATTCACTATTGAGGAGGAGCCGAGTATTTGGCACTCTGGGTTTTTATCTGGAGATTATAGGCAGGAAATAGTCCAAGAAGCCTACCAGCTCGGAGGGCTAGAATTTGTAAGCCTGATCGAGTGTGAGAATGGTCAGTGGTTCACTGGAGCTGTTGGAGACTATGGTAGAAGTCATTGACTTTGCATGCTGAACACTCGTTGGCATAAAGAACCACTCTCTCCTAGTTGGAACGACTGGAGGAATCAGATTTCTGTTTGTCTTGAGAAGTGGAAGTGAGGGACTAAGTTCTACTGACCTCAGAGACTGATCTGAGGGAAGAGATGCGGAGAAGTAGTGAAGAAAAGATTTTATTTTTTATAGATTGTAGAAATGGAATGATATGTATCAATTAAATTTGACTTCGTTGTGAAGTCTCCAGACAACGGCTATCCAATTATGGAGGAAATCGCAGAAGATGTTAAGAAATTCCTAGAAAAAATGGGATATAGTAAAGTTACATATAGTTTAGATAATACAGAATTCAGTTCTGGTGCAGAGGGGGAAAGTCCTTACTTTTAATAATTTAGCTATTTATAGTATGCAACAAACCAAAACAACCGCTGAAATAAAGAAGTTCGGCTATGAGATAGGCGATGGATACACAGTAGTTATCTCATTGGATGAGAAACTGAAGGGACTCGCTATGATCTATGAGCTTTCTATTCATCCTCCAAGAGAGGAAGATCAGCTGATTAAGGATGACTCATACGAAAGATTCAGCTTTAGGGGTTTTGTTATCCGCTCATCAGGCTTCAATGAGATCAAATTCAAGATCGACTGAGAGGCAACCAAAAAACTCGTAGATCTCAAAGCTTTAGGGATAGAGAAGGTAGGTATTACTTTATCTGTAGTAGAATAGGGATGGCAGGAGGAGATCATAATATCAAGTATCCTGATCTGGTTCATTGGTATCGTTCCTATGAGGGAGCAAAATGTTCTTATTGAGTCTTTTATGGGCGTGTGGTTAGGTATTGATACCCTAAAGAGAAGGCTATAAGTCCAATTACCTTACTCAGGAATAACAACAAGACAGAGGTCAGAGAGAATGGGAGGATCTGCACGGTCTGTGGGATCTTTAAGCTCCGAGATGAGTTCGCCAGGACGAAAGCAACAACTACAGGAAGGACTTCTAACTGTAAGGCTTGCAGGAATCTAGCTAAGAAAAAAGCCAGAGCAGAAGGAAGGACTAACGACAAGGAGTATAAACATAAAACAAGAAAGCTGGAAATCTGAAGCTATATCGCATTCCTGAATCCAGTGTATATTGACTGAGCTCCTAGAGAGAATGTCCGAGAAGTAATTGGATATCAATTCAAAAAAGGGTATCAGCTGAAGAGTGTGCATACAGGAGCATGCAGAACCCTTGATACCAACGACAATCACAAAGTAAGCCAGAATTGTTTGCCTTATTATCGTGTCGATGCTCCAATTCAGCTCGTAGATAACAGCAAGCCAACATTGCTTGCACAAAAAAACATTTATGAACTATATTAAATTCAGAGTTTTCTCCCTTTTTTAAGGGAGTCTGCCCCAGTAGACTAGCGGTCAAGTCAATGGTCTTCAAAACCATCTCGCCCTATATCCAATAGGGAGTCGCGGGTTCGAATCCCGTCTGGGGCTTAATTATCAAGGAAGCACAAGGGGAAAGAAATGACAACGGTCTCCACATAGAGATGAGTCCCTTGCTCGCTGGTTCGAGTCCAGCCTTCCTTGGATTTTAGATTTATTATAATCATGCAACCAATAGCAGTCCTATCCCTCTTTGATGGTATGAGTTGTGGTAGATTAGCACTAGAGAGAGCTTGAATACCTGTTCGGAGATACTTTGCCAGTGAGATTGATAAGTATGCAATGCAGGTCGCAACTAAAAACTTCCCTGATATTCATCAGATTGGAAATGCCGAATGAGTTGAGGTCTTTTATACGCTTACCTGAGGGATTGATCATTGATACCGCATTAAGTCAGAATGATCATATTATAGGTTGTGATCGTGATGACTAGATCTCCTCATAGGAGGAAGTCCTTGTCAGTGATTCAGCAATGCGGGTAAGGGACTCAATTTCAGTGATCCTCGCTCTAAACTATTCTTTGAGTTCGTTCGTATTCTGAATGAGGCGAAGCCGAGATACTTCCTCTTAGAGAATGTCAAGATGAAAAAGGAATGGCAGAATATTATCTCAGAGTATCTGTTCGGTATCCAACCAGTGGAGATTGATTCAGCTCTTGTCTCGTCCCAAAGGAGAAAAAGACTCTATCGAGTCTGAAAAAGGAACGAAGACTGATCTTATTCTCAGGTTGTAGTTAGTCAGCCAGAAGATAAGTGAGTTCTGCTTAAGGATGTTCTTGAAGATGAAGTTGATGAGAGCTATTACATTAATGAGGGAAAAGTTCAGAATACTGAGACGAAACAGGCAAATTTTTTGAAAAAAGTTTTATTCAATATCAATCCAAGCTGAAAATGAATGAATGGAAATGTTTATAATCCTGAGCATAAAAGCCCAGTACTCACAACGAACAAGGGAGAATGAAGCAAAATAATCCAACTTCCTAGGGGGAATAATCGTTGAAGTGTTATAGATTTCAAAACTCCTACGCTATCTGCGAATTTGTGGGAATATAATAATCTACTTCAGAGATGATGTAAAATTAGGAGGCTCACGCCGATCGAATGTGAGAGATTACAGACTTTGCCTGATGATTATACCGCAGGAGTCAGCAACTCTCAGCGTTATAAGATGCTAGGGAATGGGTGGACGGTTGATGTGATTGCTCATATATTCCGTGAGATGTTCAAGGATTAGATCAGTTTTATTTATTATTATACTTACACAATGGACAAACTACTACAACTCCTCAATGAATATCTCTGACAGAGTGGGATTGTTGCTATTGACCAAGAGATAGAATGAGGAAGAGATATATTCTTTGAGAATGGGGATTGATTTCATGCTGAAGAAGCAGAAATCATCAGTAAAAAATTCTGATTTATTGAATGGTTGATGGATCAGAACAAAGTGGAATTCGATAGAGCGAGAGATAGGTCAGATTTTCCTTTATTGTATGCTGGATGATGAGAATTTTATTCTGATTCAGAAGTAATTATAGCTACTTTATCAGTCGAAGATGATCCAATCAGCTTTTTAATATCTGTACTTAAATAAGATGAGACCAATTAAATTTAGGGCATGGACAGGCAAAAAAATAATATCTTGGGATGTTCTAAAAAAACTCAAGACCATTATGCTATCTTTAATTTTGGAGGGGTTACATAGAGATTATATCCCTATGCAATTCACCTGACTCCTAGACAAGAACGGTCAGGAGATCTACAAGGGAGATATTGTTAAGCGAGATGATAAGAGTAATGGGAAGTGGTGGAGATTTGCAGTTGTAGAAATTGATCCAGATATTCAGTTCAATTGTTCCTCAATTAAAGAGGTGGACTGAATAAAGAACTCTTCAGATTACACTTTCCGTTACTGACAATTCGCATATAAAGATACCGAGAATCATCTTACGATTATTGGAAATATCTACGAGAATCCAGAGCTAGTCAATGCTTAAGGGTACCGACATCGATGTCGGTACCAACACCACTTATAAGTTCTAACCTAATAAGTCCCACATCTCTCCGACATTGATGTCGGAAACAGAACAACTATGGTTTGGTGGGTTATGAATTGAGGTATCTCATTGTATCCGGTGATTCACCGTATCGTATCAGATTTAGTTTTTATTTTCTGAAAGAATGGTAAAAAAGCGAAATAGACTCAAACCTTGAGACAAGATATGGTGTTTCGGAGAGAAGAAGCCATACAAAGTCATCTGGAGGAATAAGAGGTATCTCATAATGGCAAAGCCTTTCTTTGCTATCAAGAACTTTATTTATTCAATTATTGATCTCCAGCAAGGGCGAATGTGACCTGACAACAGCCTCTTTGGGTGGTATGATTATCTCAAGAGAGAAGATGCAGAAAGGGCAATCAAGGATTTAGAGTCCTGAGACCTTGAGATTTCAGAGAGAAGAGGCTGTCGTTTGGTAGTTCCTGATAGAATACAAAAACAAAGACGATAAATTCAGACTTTTATTTCTTTTTATTTATGCAATGTATAAATTTTGAGCTTGATTATTCTTTTGATTTGCTTTGTTCGTATCTTTGTGATTGTTGGTATTGCATTATTATGCAACCCCTAGCCTTGTTTGAATGGAAGTTGGTATGCTAACATATAGTACAGAGCCTGATATTATAACAGGGAAGATTATTTGAGAACGCTATGATATGGAATATGGCAGAGCGTATGATGTAAGATTTGACTGATGAACTTGAGTGAAAATTGAGTTGTCAGTTGACAAAAAGATTTTAGATAAATTTTTTATCACAAAATGGAAGAATTAGAAACCTTACTTAACTCTCTCGTGCAGAGAGGGCGAAAACCTTGGGGAGTTAAAACGAATTTTTATTGAATTAAACAAGGGGAAAGTCTTGTACTTGACTCGCCATACTACAGTAGAACATTTAGAGAGCTTGTAAGTCTAGAGAGTGGGCTTTGGCAATTCTGCATTGAACAAAAGTTGTGCAGAGATGTAGAGCAAAGCCGAGCAATACATAGTGCTCAGTCGTTCGCGACAGGGCCGAGCTATTCATCTATTCGCGATCACCAATACCGACTACTAGAATCAGCACTGATTCCAGAGAAGGAGCTGGCACAGTTTTTACTTGATAACATAAAAGTAGCATGAATACTGAATTAAGTTATGAGGATCTGTTAGACTTAGCGGATGATATTCTTGTTATGGTTAATGGCTATACAGGAAATACTGACTTGTTAAGGTATGACAGATTAAGACACGACATAGCAGATTTACTAAGATCTTTTATGAATTAAAAATAAGCATTATGAAATTCAAAGTAGGAGATATGGTAAGACTTACAAGAAAAGGAATAAAAGAAATATATGGGATTTGGACTGATCATAATCCTGTTTTAATTCAAGGATGAGTTATAAAAAAAATTGAGGATAATCTTCTTTCTATAGATTGAACTAAAAAACTAATCCATAAGAATCATTTTGAACTCGTTCCAGAAGAACCTGAGTTTGAGTATTGAGAAGAAATTGAGGTAAGTCATGATAAAAGAGAACGAAATAAAAGAATCTTTTTAATAAAGCTTGCAGATACATTTTATCCATATACTTGTGTGGCTGACGGAGATGAGTGCTTTTATGGTACAGGAGAAAAGTATCGTACACAAACTTATATATACGCCCGCAAACTCCGCCCCTCTCTCACTCGTAAAGAGATCGCAGAGAAGTTTAGAGTAGCTGAGGATTTTGTTTTAGTAGATTAAGTAACAACTCACGTCGAAAATATATAGAAAAAATCATCATATTCTTCAAGTAGCCTTGCAATCCACCCACTAATCTGTACACTAACACTGTATACAGGTACAGCCCTCTCAAAAGAGAGAGGGCTTTTTTTATTCCTTGACTTTATTTCAAAAATAGATAAAAAAGATCGTATGAATAGCCTATTTTTGAATCTTTGTAATAACGAGTCGGCAAGGTAGTCTATAATCTGAATTATAACACCGAAAAAGAGGCTTTCTAAGCTCTCTTTTTTTTATTCTTCTCTGAGAATTCTTTGGATTATCGTCATTTTGCTTTCTCACAGTGTAGTGCTAGGATCTCTTCTAAACTGATTTACCCAACTATTATAAGTTTCAGAAGAAACAGAAAGTGGATTGGATAATGTTCTCATAACGAAATTTTCTTCTCTCCATTCTGGTAAGTTAACCCCGCTTCGATTGGGGATGTGAAAAGAAAGATATCTATTAACAACTTTAAAAATTAAATAAGGCAAATTCATTGTATCATCTCGTCAACATCCGAACTTAATATCATTATTATTTTCTCATACCTCATTAACTATAGATTGTCCAATATCATCTTTTTCTTTATAAAGTCTTTTTGCCATCGCATTTTTTTCTTCTGTATTTTTTCTGATAAGACTATTGATTTCACGCATTCTTGCTATATCTTGGACTATTGACCTGTTGCGTTCATCTCTCAATAGAATGTCCTCGGATATATATATTGGAAAATTATCTAAGTCATCTTGTAAAGCTTCCGCAATAGGTCTGTAGAACTTTTTTTCAGCATAGTCTTCAAGAATAAATTTTTTATCATACATTTTTTGTTTAAGAGGACTCCTTAAAACAGCCATAAGAGTCCTTGGGAAAAATAAATTTCTTCTTCATATACCATCTTGATTAAAAAGCTCTTTAATTTCCCAGCTGCTTTTTCCCTCAGCTTTCCTCCTTCTAATTGCTTCTTCTATTCATTCTACTGTGTCAAGAGTACGATATTCTCTTCGATCAATTTCCGGCATTCTAGCAAAAATAAGATAAAAAATCAAATATGAATTATACTGTTCTATTTAAATTATTCAACACAAAAAACACGGCCATTGTGACCGTGCGTGGTATGTAAACACATCCTACCTTTAATTATTGAGCTTTGCAGCTCTGTATATCATCATCGCTACTTGCTCTCTTGTTGCTGGCTTGTCTGGATCTAATCCATTCCATATTCCGAGCTTGCGAGCTTCTTCAGCCTCTGGAGTCAGACTTTTAGCCTCTTTTTGATCAAAGCTTTTCTGATATTCAGCAAAAGTTGAAAACTGATTATTTCGGAAGTTGTCCCCTATATCTCGCTTTCTTCCAGGTGCGATGTCTTTGTGTCTGATGATCTTAGAACTAGGGATATTGTGAGCTTGCATCAGACTTCTTACAAGTTCCCTTGTGGCTTCTCTCTGAGCATCAGTAAAGCTGTAACCATCACTCACAACCTCAATTCCTATCGAGTAGAGATTGAGTCCAGTCTTCCCTTGATATGCAGACACTCCAGCGTGCCGAGTACATTTTTTATCCTCTGCGAGTTGGTAGACTGTTCCATCAATATCTACAACATAGTGAGCTGAGACTCCGCTTTCCTTTCTGCAGAGGTAGTTGACAATATTGATTCCTTTTCCTTTCCCTGTATGATGAAGGACAATATACTCGCAGGTATTGACCTTATTTGCGAAGAAGTTCGCAGTCTGGTGGCTTTTATCCAATCTCATTTTCTTTGGTATAAGGATCTAAAGGCTTGCTAATGCTTTTTTGGATGTCGTGACCTTTAGAGGTTGAAAGCCCCATCAATACTCACGCAAAAAAGCTTTCTAGAAGGTGATCTTGCTTGACCGCCATATTAAGAACTCCAGCTAGTACAGCACTGATTAGCGGAATATACGGCTTTGCCTGTTCAGGTATTGCAGGCTTAACTAAATTGAGGATGTAGTAGGTTAACCCCATAATCCCTCCTGCTTCTAATAATAGGTTTTCCATTTTGATTATTTTTAGATGATAAAAATGCTATCTTATATAATTCAGCAAAGCTACGAGCCTGAGTTTTTCGGCTTCAGCTTGCTGAAGTTCTTTATAATACTTTGCTCTGATTCCTCTTGAGAACTTTGATCTTGGCAAAGTACCATTGAGTTTGCTGTTGAGCTTTTTGATCTCATCTGAGATCTTTGCAAGTTGAACTTCAATTTTTTCTTTTTCTTCCATTGTTTTTTGCAAATATAAAATTTAATGTTTGATAAAGATCAAACTGAGAATCACACCGCCAGCTCCAGTAAAAAAGAATGCAATCACTGCTCGGACAATAGACCAAAGCTTGTCTACCGAAGTTTTTTTAGCGTAGCGGTTATCAAGCCCCTCTGCAAATTTTCTGAACTCATCACGAAAGGCGTTCACATTCTCAGTCAGATTTTCTAGATCTTTTTTCATTTCTTGTCTGTCCTGTATAGATAAAGCAATAGCCTTTTCGATTTCGAGGAGCTGTTTCGTACTTATTGATATCATCTCCTCTAAACTTAAGAGCTAAATTCTGACCTCTTTTTCAGCCATTTATAGACCTCATTCAGATCGCTAGTGTCCACATAGTTTGGATTAGGGATTTTTTGACCTGTTTTTTCCTCCTCGTAATAAGTTTCCATTACCGTTGTTGCGACTGCTGGATCTCACTCATTAGCTCAAGGGACTCGCTCTACTTTTGCTCTCTTTTTTTCTACTTGCACGGTCTCTTCGATCTCAGGATCATTACTTACAGAGTAAGTGATACGGTCGACTATCTCTCAGTCCTTGAATCCGTTGACTGCAATAAAGCCGTGAGAGATCTCTGCTAGACTGCATTGGATCTCTCAATGTTCTGGATGGTTTCTTTTTAGTATCATATTTTTTGATTGTAAATAAGGTAAAAAGTCTGATTTCTTATTCTGTTTCATATGTTCACGATGCTCTGATGATATATTCTCCAGGCTGGGTAAATGCTCAAACATCAGTGCTTCACAAAGTAAAAACCATATTTCTTCACGAAAACGATATTGCTCATCTTGATTGAGTTGCAGGGTTTTCTCACCTTCTTACACAATATCAAGCTACAACAAATTCTGTTCAATAATTAGCCCTAAGGATAGGCAAAGTAAATCAAGGAGTGTTCCCTGATACATTATTCACATAGACCTCCGCCAAAAAATGACAGGTTTTCCCTATTTTTTTGTATCTACAATGATGCTTTGTTATGTTAGCAGCTCAATTCGTAGGAGTCCAGCTTTTCCACTCGCCTAAAATATCTTCATCTCAGAGTAATATCTTTGGAGCATCTAATTTGATATATTTCCTTGCGTTTGCTAAACTTGCTTCAGTTCAGTCAAATCACTCATATCCTCGAACTTGAAACCTGTCGAATGTTCTTGTTGCGTTTCCTATATGCAAATATCCTCGCAATTCTTTTCCCCAATTTGTAAGCCAATTTGGAGTACCTGAAACATAGTCTACAAAATGAATACCTCAGGGTGTTCAGTTCGTTGCTTTTGCATATTGAGAGATGGTCTGTGTTTCTTTAGGATCGTGCTTAGAGAGTGTCAGGTCTTTGATTTGCAGATCGGTTTCAGAGTTTCTAAAGATAAGTCAATTTTCAAAAATCTTCACACCTCCAATCACTTCATCTCAGCTTTTATGGACGAGATTGCTCTCATCTATTTGGCTTACTTCAGGCAACTGACTTGCCGGGACTTTACCATCGATCAGATCTGCTTTTTTATCAAATCCCCTTTGAA